ATATAAAAAGAATAAACCACAATCAGATGCAAAAAATGCAGCAATGGATTTGATGAAAGAAAATATTTCAGAATCAAAACAACAATCCATTCAGAACTTTGTAGAATATGCAACCAAAAGATTAAAATTAAAAGAACAACCAAAAATTAATTTAGTTGGTGGTAGAGAATTTGCAGAAGTAAAAACCAGTTTAGGTGGATTTGACCCTTTAACAAAAGAAATATATGTAGCAACTGAAGGTAGATTGACCGCTGATATCCTAAGAACTATTGCACATGAAATGGTTCATAGAAAGCAAGATGAAATGGGATTCGTTAGAAATCCAGAAACGGATGGAGCAGATGGTTCTCCAATAGAAAACCAAGCCCATGCGGTAGCAGGAATCCTAATGAGAGAATATGGTAGAATCAATAAACAAATCTATAATGAAGATGTTAATGTTGATGTTGATAAGGGCGATGAAGTTTTGATGGGTAAATTTAAAAACAAAAAAGTTACCGTTAAAGATATTGGAACTGATTCACACGGAATGCCAACAATCAATGGTAAGCAAGCAACAACATTCAGAATTCCAAGAGGTGAAAATGTAAATGAAGTAGGTCCAAACGATTGGCACTTTAAAGCAATTATGAAGATGTGGGATACTGCTGGTTCATTTGGTAGAAAGAAAATTGGAGTAATAGTATGTAATGACCCCAAAGCCGATAGAAATGATGTAGCTAGAAAATTAAGAAACTACGGATATAAAGAAGTTACTTATGTTACCGATAAGTTGGGGTTAGACGAAAAAAAAAATCTAAATGAACTTACACAAGGTTTATACGCAGGTAAGATTAAAATAGGTGGACAGCCTGTTGAAATTGAAGTAGAATTATTAGGAGCTGATAACAAAACAAAAGAATTCATAACAAAAGTAATTCACATTGATAAAAAATATCAAAGTAAATTACCAATAGGTTCTACATTTAAAATTCCTGCAAGAATATTCAGAATGCCAGGCGGTGGCTGGTACAAAATCAAATCATCAGCATTTAAAGAATCTCTAAACGAAGGTGGAGCATATGGACATATGTCACATCCATTTGATGATATGGATTTAACTTTTGGTGATTTGAAAAATATCATTAAAGGAGCATTGACTGGTAAATTGGAATTGACGAGAGAAAAAACCGATGGACAGGCATTAGCAATCAGTTGGAAGAATGGTAGATTAATTGCAGCAAGAAACAAATCACATTTACAAAACGCCGGAGCTGGTGCAATGGGTATTGAAGATGTTGCTAGTAAGTTTGGTGGTAGAGGTGGATTAACCGATGCTTACAATTTTGCTATGAGAGATTTAACTGCGGCAATTAGTGGATTATCCGAAGCACAAAGAAAAAAGATATTTGATGAAGGTAAATGTTTTATGAATTTGGAAGTAATATGGCCAACTTCGGTAAATGTTATTCCTTATGGACAGGCTTTATTAGTATTCCATAATACAACTTGCTACGATGAAAAAGGTTCTGCTATTGGTGCAAACCAAGGAGCAGCAACAATGTTAGCCGGAATGATTAAGCAAATTAACGCTGATGTTCAATCAAAGTATACAATACAAGGTCCACCTGTAACAGAATTACCTAAAAATGAGGAGTTAAGTTCTAAACAAACAAAATACCTTACTCAATTACAAAAGATACAATTTCAGTTCCAATTATCCGATAAGGATGGTGTATCTGAATATCATCAAGCATGGTGGGAAGATTTTGTAAATAAATCAAAAGTTAAATTACAAAAATTAGAGAAAGATGCATTGGTAAGAAGATGGGCATTTGGTGATAAATCATTCCGTTTAAATACTATTGCTGATAAAGATGCTCAAATGTGGGCAATCGATAATGATAAAGTAAATGTAGCTAAACAACAAAAAGAAAATGTTAGACAATTTGAAGAAATATTTTTGGGTGTTGGAGCGGATGTTCTTTCATTTATGGGTTCAGTTTTAACTGTAAATCCAGATGCAGCTGTTCGTAATATGAAAGATAGATTAAAATCAACTGCAGAAAAAGTAAGAGGTAGTGGTGACCCATCTAAAATAGCAAAATTAAAAATGGAATTAGCTAGATTAGCTAGTATTGGTGGTAAGGATAAAATAGTTCCTAATGAGGGTATTGTGTTTGTTTATAAAGGTAATACATATAAACTAACAGGTACATTCGCACCACTAAATCAAATATTAGGTATATTTTACGAATAAAATTTTATATATATACATATATAAAAGGTTATTAACAATATAGAATTATGGCAAAAAGAAAAAGTTTTGATGAGAAAAGTAAAGGGATGCACAAATCTCGTAAACTAATTATAGATACGGTATTTGGTAGAACTGATAATACTCAAAGAGTTCATGGTTACGAAGGTGATGTAGAACAAAAGAGAGAAGTTGGGGAAGTGTGGACTGATAAGGATGGTAAAGAGTGGGAGCAAAAAGAAGGATTCAAAATCAATCGTTCTAAAATGGATGATGTAAGAGAATATCTTTCTAAATTAAACACTTGTTCATCTGAAAATTGTGATACTATACAATATAGTAACGCAGATAAAAAATTAATTCGTAAAACTGGATTGTGTGCAAGTTGTCTAAGTAAATTAGAAACTACACTAAAGATTGATGGTACATATCCATATTATGAAGATTATAAAATAAGTAGAAATCAACTAGCGTATGTTAGGGATTTAAAAATGAGATTTGAAGATGCTTTAGCTGGAGTTACTAAACAATTCGAATTTGTTAATGAAGATGGAAGTATCAGTAATTGGCAATGGGATGTTGATTTAGAAAAAGTTAAAGAAGATTTACAAAAAGATATTGATGGTGCTACCGAAGCAATTGAAGCTCTATTGGAAAGGAAAGCAGCATTAGAAAATAAGTTACTAGAACTTAATCATCCAGAGCTTATAAAAAATTAAAATTATGAAAAAATTATTGAATTTTAAAAACATTGCGATTGCGGCATTAATTATTTATGTGTTATTACAATGGTTCAACCCAGGTGGAGTTATGCCAGGCGGAAGAACTATCAGAATTGATGGTAAAAAATATGAAGTATTAAAACATACAATTGATACTATCGAAGTTGAAAAAGTAAAAGTAGTAACTAAAAAAGGCGAAGATATCGTACACGAAGTAATCGATGTAGATACTTTAGTTTTAAAAGAATTGGTTAATGTAGATAGTGCAGCAATTCTTAGAGATTACTTAGCAAAAGTAGTTTATAAAGATACATTAGTATTGGATGGTGGATTAGGAACTATCGCTCTAACTGATACTATTACAAAAAATAGAATCTTAGGTAGAACTTGGGATGCTAAAGTAAAAGAAAGAATCGTTAAAGAAGAACTTATAGTTAAAGAGCCAGCAAAAACTCAAGTATATTATGGTTTAAATGGTGGGTTTAACAAAGCAGATGTTGTTTCATCAATTGGAACAGGTATTATGGTTAAAACTAAAACTGATAAAATATATCAATTTACTTTAGGAGTAAATAATAGAGTTGTAGATGGTACAACTGGCGGATTATCTCCATATATAGGATTTGGAACTTATTGGAAGATTAGAGTGAAGAAATAATTATTATGATTCAAAATCAGCCAAAAAGGAATCTAAAAGATATTATTGCTGAAGAATATCGTAAGTCTGCAAATGACCCGATATACTTTATGAAAAAATATTGTGTCATCCAACATCCAACTAGAGGTAAGATACCATTTCATTTGTATCCATTTCAGGAAAGTTGTTTAGATGATTTTAAAGATAATAGATTTAACATTATTCTTAAATCCCGTCAGTTAGGTTTATCAACCTTATCGGCGGGCTTTATACTTTGGAAGATGTTATTCAACCAAGACTTCAATGCGTTGGTTATTGCAACTAAAGTAACTGTTGCAAAAAACTTAGTAGAGAAGGTAAGAGTAATGCACGATTTACTTCCAATTTGGTTAAGAGATGGTTCAACGGCAGCAGCTGAAGATAATAAACTATCACTTAAATTAAAGAATGGTTCGCAAGTAAAAGCAATCGCATCTTCTCCAGATGCGGGTCGTTCTGAAGCCTTATCACTATTAGTTGTGGATGAGGCGGCATTCATTAGAGATATCGATGAGATTTGGTTATCAGCACAATCTACCCTATCAACGGGTGGTTCGGCAATTGTATTATCTACACCAAATGGTATTGGTAACTGGTTCCATAAAATGTGGGTAGATGGGGAAAGTGGAGCAAATGGATTCAATTGTATTAATTTACATTGGACTGTACACCCTGAAAGAAATCAGGCATGGAGAGATGAACAAACTCGTATCTTAGGAATTAAAGGAGCGGCACAAGAATGTGATTGTGACTTCGTAGGTTCTGGTGATACGGTAATTGACCCGGCATTATTGACTTGGTATAAAGATACCTATGTAATGGAGCCGATTGAAAAAGCTGGATTTGATGGGAATCTTTGGAAATGGGAATATCCAAATTACAATAGGCAATATATGGTCGTAGCCGATGTGGCGCGAGGAGATGGAGCCGATTATTCTACTGCACAAGTGATAGATATCGAAGATTGTACGCAAGTGGCTGAATATAGAGGAAGATTGGAAACAAAAGACTTTGGAAACTTCTTAGTAAGTTTATCAACTGATTACAACAACGCATTACTTATCATAGAGAATGCCAATGTAGGATGGTCAGCAATTCAGCAAGTAATTGATAGAGCATATCCTAACTTATTTTATATGAGTAAGGATTTACAATATATTGATACCGAAAAACAAATGAGTAATAGGTATTATAGAGATGAGAGAAGTATGGTTGCAGGATTTTCTACAACATCCAAAACAAGACCTCTTATCATTTCTACATTGGATACATATATGAGAGAAAAAGATATTATCATTCGTTCTAGTAGATTGATTGATGAGATGTTTACTTTTATATGGCAAAGTGGTAGAGCGGAAGCTATGAAAAGCTATAATGATGACTTGATTATGGCATTAGCAATTGGACTTTGGGTTCGTAATACAGCGCTTCGTTTAAAACAGGAAGGTATTGATTTAACTAAAGCAATGTTGAATTCATCGACAATTAAATCGTATGAAGAAGGGGTTTATACCAACAATTGGCAAAGAGAAAATCCATATGAAATGAAAATAGGTAATGGAGAAGTGGAAAATTTGAAATGGTTGCTTGGATAATCTATATTTATATGTTGAAACTCTTATAGATGAACGAGGATTTAAATAAATGGTTTAAAGAAAAATGGGTAAACATCGGCAAGAAAGTCGATGGTAAACACCCACCATGTGGAACTTCGGGAGAAAAGAAGGGTTATGCAAAATGTGTTCCTGCCGCAAAAGCAGCCGGAATGAGTAAAAAAGAAAAAGAAAGTGCAACTCGTAGAAAGAGAGATGCACAAAATGATGCAGGAAGAGGTGGTAAAGATAGTAAAGGACAAGGTAAAACACCAATATATGTTTCAACAAAACCAAAAAATGAAACTATGAATATAGAAGAAAAACTAAATTTATTTTTAGAAAAGAATTGTCCAACTGATCCAGGAAAATGGGCAGCATCAAAAGCAGCAGCAAAATCTAAATTTGATGTATATCCATCTGCATATGCAAATGGTTGGGCAGCAAAAAATTATAAATCAAAAGGTGGTGGCTGGAGAACTTGTAATGAAAGTTTAGGTGAACTAAACGCATTGCATGAATGTTGGGATGGTTATAAGCAAGTTGGTGGCAAAATGAAAAATGGTAAGATGGTGCCAAATTGTGTTCCTGTAAGTGAAGATATCAATAGTGATGATGATGTAAATTATGGTAAAATTGAACCAGAAGAA